TGATGGCTGGCCGTGGTGGATCGTTTAAAGGAAACAGCTGATGGCAACTTCAGGTTCAAGGGATTTCAACCTCGATGTAGGAGAGGTTATTGAAGAAGCGTATGAGCGGTGTGGGCTAGAGGTCCGCACTGGTTATGACGCTCGTACTGCTCGTAGATCCTTGAACTTGATGTTTGCGGAGTGGGCGAACCGGGGACTTAACCTTTGGACAGTTAAGCAGGGCACGATCACTCTTACTCAGGGTCAAGCTCAAGAGACTTTGCTGGACGATGTGGTGGATCTTCTGGATGTTGTAGTACGTCGAGATGGCACAGACTTTGAGGTTGAGCGGATCAGCCGTGGCGAGTATGCAACTCTTCCAAACAAGACGACCCAAGGACGTACCAGCCAGTACTGGTTAAACCGTCAGGTTGATCCTGTAATTAATCTTTGGGCGGTTCCGGAGAACTCTACGGATCAGTTGATCTATTATTATGTTCGTAGGATCGAGGATGCAGATTCCTTAGTTGACACAACGGATATGCCTTTCCGGTTTTTCCCTTGCATGGTGGCAGGTCTTGCCTATTACATGGCGATGAAACGTGCGCCGGAGCGTGTTCAGTTGCTGAAGACGGTGTATGAAGAAGAGTTCCAACGTGCGGCGGACGAGGACCAAGGTCGGACTCCTTTGAAGTTGCAGCCTAGTTTGAGTTACTTGAGGGTGTAATGGCATACGCTAGTGGCAAAAATGCTTGGGGAATATCTGATCGGTCAGGTCGCCGTTACCGTCTTCGTGAAATGAAGGTGGAGTGGACGGGGGCTAAAGTTGGTCCGGACGAGTTCGAGCCCAAGCACCCACAGCTATACCCACCCAAAGCATACCCAGACCCGCAGGCATTACGGGACCCTCGCCCAGAGACGGGTCTTAGCGAGCAACGTGCAGTGCAGTGGGGCTGGAACCCTGTGGGCTTTGCGTATATTCCAGGGCTTAGTCCTCCTGACAACTTGGTTGCTCAAGGCTCAGTTGGAACAGTAACGGTGGTGACAACATGAGTTTTACATACGCGCAGCTTAAACAGGCTATTCAAGATTATACAGAGAACGACGAGACATCTTTCGTTACAAACCTTCCTTTGTTTATTAGGCAGGCGGAAGAGAGGATCTTGAAGAATGTACAACTCAGCTTGTTTCGAAAGAACTCCACAGCTTCGACTACAGCAGGCAACCCCTATTTGGCGGTGCCTTCAGATTTTCTTGCGCCGTTTTCTTTGAGCTTGCGGGGCCCAGATGCGGACAAGTTTTTCGTTGAGTTTAAAGACCCTAGTTTCTTGCAGACCTATACTCCAGACGATACGACAACGGGTGCCCCACGTTATTACGGAGTGTTTGATGTAGAAAACTTTCTATTAGCACCAACGCCGAATGCTCCGGCGGTTGGAGTAAATTACACTGCAGAGCTTCATTATTTCTATCGTCCACTCAGTTTGACTGCAGGGGCCGAGGGTGGAACAACTTGGCTAAGTATAAATGCTGAAATGGCGATGTTATACGGATCTTTGATCGAGGCCTACATTTACATGAAGGGTGAGCAGGACGTTATGGGTATGTACGCCGGACGGTTCCAAGAAGCCTTGGTTGGCATTAAGATGCTGGGCGAAGCTAAAGAGACCACAGATGAATACCGCACTGGCAAAACTATAAGGGCAAAACAGTAATGTTTGAGTTCAAAGTAGACATTAACAAGGACGCACCTGTTATTGGGGTGAAGACCACGGACAACCGGGGCTTTACTCCTGACGAGTTGGCGGAGCAGTGTGTTGATAAAATTATTTCGGTTTCCGATACTGCCCATCCAGGGATACGAGACCAAGCTCGTGCTTTTTCAAAGCACGTCGAAACGCTTGTTGCATATTATATGCGGCAGGCTATTCGCAGCGACCGCACAACTGTGTATAATGCACTCAAGGATGCGGGACACCCCGAACTGGCTGAACTCATAAGGAGACTATAACCATGGCCTTTACAGGAAACTATATGTGTACTTCTTTTAAGCAGGAATTGCTTACTGGTAGTCACAACTTTACAAACTCATCCGGCGACACGTTTAAGCTAGCTTTGTATGATAACAACGCTTCTTTTACGGCAGCGACGACGGACTACACTGCGACTAATGAAGTCGGAGACTCAGGTTCGTATGCTGCGGGTGGTGGCACATTGAGCAATGTAACTCCGACAACTTCTGGAACCACAGCGTTTACAGACTTTGCGGACCTGACGTTTACATCAGCTACAATCACTGCGCGTGGTGCGTTGATTTACAATACCACAACGGGTGCAGGCTCAGGTACAACGGATTCGGTTGTTGTTCTGGACTTTGGTTCCGACAAGTCTTCTACCGCTGGTGACTTTCAGATTGTGTTCCCAACGGCTGACGCGACTAACGCTCTTATCCGTATCGCGTAAGGGGCAACCCTATGGCGAACATCACTGGTTGGAGTCGTGGCGAATGGGGAGAGGCTGCTTGGAATGAAGCAGTTCCTGTCCGCGTGGGCCATACTCTTGACGGGTGGGGTGAGTTAGGGTTTGGCGTTACATCTTGGGGCGGCGAGCAATCTACGATTGACGCTATGCAGGGCCAAGTTGGTGTTGCGGTTATTCGCGAGAATGTCTCGGTTTCGGTTACGGGCCTTGGCTCTGTTAGTGCCGTTGGTTCGGTTATCGCAAAAGGCAACAACAGTGTAACGGTTGTGGGACTATCGGGCTCTGGAGGTGTTGGCACAGTCACGCTTCGTACTGAGCAGAATATTCCGACTACGGGGCTAGAAGCCACGGGGTTTGTTGATTCTGTAACGGTTGTCGAAGGCACGGGAATCACGGTCACACTTACGGCGTCTCTGCTTGGCACGGCTTCCGTAAACGGCGTAACGGTTGTTATTAACGCCTACGCTCCAGCGACGGGACTTGAGGTTTCAGGAAGTGTCGGTAGCGTCACGATCATCGAAGGCACAGGCGTTGATGTAAACGCTGTGGGTGTTGAAGCGGCGGGTGGGGTAACCGCTCCGACCATAATTGGTGATGCTCCTAATGTCGAAGTTACGGGGATTGCGGCAACAGGGCTTGTAAATCCGGTTGAACTACGCACTTTCCAAAGAGTCCCTGTAAATAACATTGACATGATAATGACCTCTGGAATGGGAACGGTTGAGGCCAAAGGTAACTCGATTGCAAGTGTTACGGGGCTTAGTGCTAGCGCAACGGTTGGTTCTGTGCTAGTTTATGGTAACATTGTTCCAAATCCGGGTACGTCTTGGACGCCTGTGTCTCCTTCTGGAGGAGATACTTGGACTGAAGAGGGGCCAAATCCCGGCACAACTTGGACTGAAATAGCAGCGTAAAGGTAAAGAGATATGGCTACCTATACTACAAACGGCGGCATTACAAAGATTGCAACAGGCGACGAGTCTGGTACTTGGGGTAATACTACCAACCTTAATTTCGACATCTTGGATCGACTGACGAACGGTGTCGGTTCGATTACTTTGTCAGGGACAACACATACTTTGACAACCTCAGACGGTGCTTTGTCTGACGGTCAGTATCGTGTCTTGGTTCTTTCGGGTAGCCCAAGTGGAACTAACACAATTACGGTAGCTCCCAACGACAGTCAAAAGTTTTATGTTGTAAAGAACAACTCTGGTCAGTCCGCTGTGTTTTCACAGGGCAGTGGAGCCAACGTAACGGTAGCTAACGGCAACACGGCGTTTATTTACTGTGACGGCGCTGGATCAGGAGCCGCGGTTGTTGATTTGACGGCCACGATCCCAGCCACGGGATCATTGCTCGCTGCAAATAACTTGTCTGATGTGGCGAACGCAGGTACTTCCCGCACAAATCTAGGTGTGGCGGTTGGATCAGATGTCTTGGCGTATGACGCCAACTTGCAAGGATTTGTTGATGCGCTTACACTGCCGACATCGGATGGCACAAGCGGCCAAGCATTAGTTACTAACGGAAGTGGCACTATCAGTTTTGGTAGTGCTGGTATATCAACAGGTAAAGCCATAGCTATGGCAATCGTGTTTGGCTAAAGGAGAAAAAAAATGGCTGCACCGAATATTGTAAATGTGAGCACGATCATAGGCAAATCCGCCACTGTCGCGCTTTCTTCAACATCCGCAACGACACTGGTCAGCAACGCTGCATCCAGCGGCAAGGTCTTTAAGATCAACATGATCCAAGTGGCAAACGTCGATGGAGTAAACGCCGCAGACGTTACGGTGGATATGCACAGCGCGGCATCCGGCGGTGGCACAGCCTACTCGCTGGTTGCAACTGTTTCGGTCCCTGCCGACTCTTCGCTGGTTGCTCTTGATAAAGGTACGTCTGTGTATCTTGAGGAAGATAGGTCAATCACTGCGACTGCTAGTGCCGCAAACGACTTGGAAGTAATTGTAAGCTACGAAGAGATCAGCTAATGCGCTTTATTGGCAACGCCCCTGTAGATGGTGAAGTTCGTGCTATCGCCTCTGGTGCGTTAGCCACTGGAGATACTGTTGTCGTTAATGCTGACGGGACTGTGAGCGTTGTTGCAGGTAGCAATAGCAGTTCTGGAAGTCCTGTAGTTTTTAATTCAGCAACAACTACAATGCAGCCAAGTTCTAGTGTGTATGACAGTTCTAATAATAAAATTGTTATTGCTTACAAAGATTATGGAAATTCTCAATACGGGGCCGCGATTGTCGGGACAATATCAGGTTCGACAATTACATTTGGCTCTTCGACTGTCTTTGAAAGCGCATCTATAGAGCATCAAACCATAACATTTGATGACAATAGCAATAAAGTTGTCATTGCATATAGGGATGGTGGCGCTGGGAAAGCTATTGTAGGAACTGTAAGCGGAACCTCTATTTCGTTTGGGTCATCAACAACTTTTGAAAGCTCCGGCATTGAAGGCGTAGGAATGACTTTTGACACAACTAACAATAAAGTTGTTATTTCGTATGCCGATCTAACTAGTTCTTCTAATGGTACTGCCGTGGTAGGCACTGTCAGCGGTACGTCAATTTCCTTTGGTACACCCGCAGTTTTTGAGGGCGGACGAACAGATTACACTTCTGCCGCATTCGACAGTAGCAATAATAAAGTTGTTATTTCGTATTCGGATAAGGACAACAGCAACTATGGCACGGCTGTCGTGGCAACAGTCAGCGGAACCTCTATATCTTTTGGTTCTGTGGCAGTTTATACCAGTGAGTATGCTATCTATAATGCCATAGTTTTTGACAGCAGTGTTAATAAAGTGGTTATTTCTTATCGGGCAGCTACTGACGGGGATAAAGGTAAATCTGTTGTAGGTACAGTTAGCGGCACATCTATTTCATTCGGCTCTGCTGTAACATTTGCTAGTGGCGGAGCGGGTATAGTATCCGCCACCTATGACACCAGTCTCAATAAAGTTTTAGTGGCGTATAGTGACAAAGGCAACTCAAACTATGGAACTATCGCTTTAGGTTCTGTGTCTGGGACATCAATTAGTTTTGCGTCTGGGGGTGTTTTTGAGTCTGCTGCTGCTGATGATATTAATATAACATACGATGCGAATGCGAATAAATCCGCAGTGTTTTACTATGATGAGGGTAATTCATTTTATGGGACAGCATCGGTATTTACTGCTGGCTCCACCAACCTCACCTCTGAGAACTTCGTAGGCTTTGCCAATAGCGGCTACGCTGACGGTCAATCCGCAGCAATTAACTCAACGTGCATGGTTGACAGCAACCAAACCAGTTTAACCGCTGGGCAGACTTACTATGTACAGACTAGCGGTGCGCTGGGTACAACCCCTGCTGATCCGTCTGTTGTGGCTGGAACGGCCATCTCTTCTAACTCTATTATCGTGAAAGGTTAAACACATGAAGACCATCGTTGAAACGTCAAGCGGCTTGTCAAAGTACCTGCTTGCAGATGACGTAACAATCACAGCTACTGCTGATAACATCACAGTCGGTGATCCTGCACAGTTCATCATTGGTGACTTGAACAGCACCACAGTGACCATCACTGACAACGTGACAAACGCCCCAGACGATTGGTCTGGCAACAAGTACTTCTTTGACGGCACTACATGGACGTTGAACCCTGATTGGGTAGACCCGACACTCGACGACGAGGAATAAACAATATGCGCATCATTGGTAACGCTGAAAAAGCGAGAGAAGTACAGGCCGTTGCCAGTGGTGTGTTGCCTAGCGGTGTGCCTGTTATAGTTAATGCTGATGGGACTGTTAGTGTTATTGCGGGGAGTAGTTTGAGTGAGGGTGTTGGTAGCGCCTCAATCTTTGAGAGCGCCAATTCTACCTATTTAGACTCAGCTTTTGATAGCACTAATAACAAGTTCATTGTCGCATATCAGGATTCTGGAAACTCTCAAAGAGGAACTGCCGTTGTAGGCACAGTAAGCGGAAACTCAATCAGCTTTGGCACACCAGTTGTGTTTCAGAGTAGCACCATTGAGTATTGTGCAGTTGTCCATGACTCAACCAATAATAAAATTGTGGTTTTCTATCACGATGCTGGCAGCACTAACTACGGCAAAGCTATTGTTGGAACGGTATCTGGAACGTCGATTAGTTTTGGCACAGCGGTTGTATTCGCTAGTGTAGTGGCTCGAAGCAATTTTGCGGCTTTTGATAGCGGTAATGGAAAAGTCGTAAATGTTTATCGTAATTCATCTGCAAACAGCGCAGGGGATGCTGTTGTTGGGACAGTCTCTGGCACTTCTATTAGCTTTGGCAGTAGCACAAATTGGTCCCCCGCAAACCAAGGCTATGGCAGCGTAACTTATATAGGTTCAAGTAAATTTTTAATTGGGTACACAGG